TTTTGCAGGTTTACTGGTATGGTGCTGGGTATTCTAGAATGACTAACAAAGAATTAACTGATATTAAACTTGAGTTAACTCGTCACATTGAAAGAGAAGCACAACTTCGTGAAGATGTATCTGAGTTAAAAGAAGATATGGGTTGTGTAAAACGGTCTATATTTCAAGTTAAGTGGTTAGTTGTCGGGGCTGTGTGTGCTACCATAGTCATGCAATCTGGAGCATCGGCTGTGATTGCAAAGATACTTATAGGTATTTAATATGGCTGAAGAAACAAATAAAGGTATTACACCATTAAAAGACTACAAAGAGTTTGTAGAAAAACAACCATCGGGTTTAGGTTTAGCTTATGAATTATCTCCGATTACAGGAGAGGCTAAATCATTAGCTGATATACCTGAGTATTATGAAAAAACAAAAGAAGATTTAGAATCAGGAGATTATCTTGATGCCTCTGGTAATGCAGCTTTATATTTATTATCAGCACTAGGGGCTATTCCAGCCGTCGGTCTTGCACCACGAGCTTTAAAATCTTTAGCTAAAAACTTTTCAAAAAAACCAATTCAAGGTATTGGGGACTCTCCTTTACGTTTAACTGATGATAGGGATGTGCCTTTACAGCTACCTGATAAAACTAAAGAAGTTAAATTAATAGAAGATAAAAAATTAAGAGAACAAGAAGCTATCACAAGACAGATGAAAAAAGAACAAATGCTTGATCAATTAGATGATAAGTATGGTTATGTTGATCCAGAGGATTATATTACAGGTGGTTTACATCCTTATGAAACATTAGACGGAAAAAGTTTAGAAAAATATTTAGAGTATTTGGATGGTTCTATAGTTCCTGGATCAAAAAAAGATTTAATTGATCCTAAATTAGAACCCTTTGGTAAAGGTGGTAAAGAGTCTATCGTTTATGAGTCAGTGCCTAGTAAAGGTAAAGGCAGTGAATACCAAAGAGCTGAACGTATCATAGTCAGACAATATGAGGGAACTTCTCCAAAGACTGGCAAACCAATGTATACTCAAAAAACATTTATACCTAATAGAACTTTTGTTAAAGATATTGCATCCCATTTTGGATACAAAGAAGGTGGATCAATAATAGCTTCAAATCCCTATGGTAATTATGAACCTCGTGGTATATAATGAGTTATGGTAATAAGTCGTGCTAATATAGGACAACAAATAACAAAACCACCGAGTAAACCAAAGAAACGGAGGAAGTATGCAAGTAACAAAAAACGTCGTAAAGTTTAATAAATTATTAGTTAAGATTCCAAAGGCCACTAAAAGAGTTTGGGATTTATCAGAAAACAGATGGGGATACAAGTATGACAAAGTTATGTCCTAGAGGTAAAGCTGCTGCTAAACGTAAGTTTGCAGTATATCCCTCAGCTTATGCAAATGCATATGCGTCAAAGATATGTGCGGGTAAGATAAAAGATCCTAGTGGTAAGAAGAGAAAAGATTTTAAAGGACCAAAGCCTAGTAAAGCTGGTGGTGGTAAGATTAAATTAAAGAATGGTGGCATAGCTCGTGGTTGTGGTAAAGTTATGAACAACCGTCGAAAAGTAACTAAGTATAGATAGTATGACTGAAAAAAATTATTACACACAAAGAGAATGGGACAGAGTTGTTGGTTATGGAAAGGTTCCTAATAAATATAACTTAAAGAAAAAGAATGGCTAAGAAAGGTTTAAAGACTTGGTTTAAAGAAGATTGGGTTGATATATCTACTGGTAAAAAATGTGGTCGTAAATCAGCTAAGTCGTCAAAAAGAAAGTATCCAGTCTGTCGTCCAAAGGCAGTTGCTAACAAAATGTCTGCTGGACAGAAATCTTCGGCAGTTAAAAGAAAAAGAGCCAAGACTAATATTGGACCAAAACCTACATCGATAAGATATCCGATTAGCGCTAGTGGTAAGAAACAAAAGGTTAAAACAAAAAGAAAGGCATAGACGACGATGATAGACCCATTCACAGCTTTCGCCGCACTAAAAGGCGCTACTGATGCTATAACCAAAGCTATTAAAGCTGGTAAGGATTTAGCTAATATGTCAAGCACTGTGTCGAAATGGGCAAAGGCCGAAGCTGGTTTACAAGTTGTGGCTAGTAATAAATCAAGTGGATTAGGTAAAGTTCTTGGTAAACTAACTGGAACAGAACAGAATGCTATTGATGCACACTTTAGAAATGAAGAGGCAAAGAGAATACGAGATCAAATGAGAGAAATGTTTGCATTGTATGGTTCTCCAGGACAGTGGGAGAGACTACAAAAAGAAATTGCATTTGAAAGAAAGAGACAGGCAACACTATTAAAACAAAAAATACAGATGCAAAAACGAAGAAAGAATATTATAATAGGAATCGGAGCTGGGTTGATCGGATTGGCAGCCGTAGCTTTCGAAGTATATGTGTTAACCAATCTATAATAAGGAGTAAGTAAAATGAGTAAAGCAATGGAAACTAAAATGAAAAAGCTCATGGCTGAAAACAAAAAGTTAAAAGCTATGATGAAAGGACCAAAGAAAATGGCTGGTGGAGGTAAGACTTCCAAATACAGAATGAAGGGTGGAGGTAAAACATCTAAGTACATGGCTAAAGGTGGTAAAACTTCCAAGTATATGGCAAGAGGTGGTAGAGCCAAGTAGTGTCGTATACGATTTCTAATATCCCACACTTTAAGTGTTGGGTGAGGAAAGAGTTCACACATAATCATGAGGAATATCAAGGTGAGTTTCTTCATGCATTAGCTTTTGCCGCGTGCACTATTCCAGACAGATGTTTGAGTTTTCAAGTTGTATTTACAGGATGTGGTGAAGACCATCCCAATCCTCACGGTGGCGCAATGTGGGCACGTATGCCTATAACTGCACTTGTCGGTGATACTCCTTTCGACGAATGGCCACCAAATATACAAACACATTTAGCACAGCCGTGGGACTGTTCTAGTCGTAACCATGCTATCATTAGAATGGATCGAATTAGTTCTAGTCCGTGGTTGTGTAAACTAGCAGGTGAGTTTTATAATGGTAAGTACATGTTTACGGTTGATTATACTGACAGTTATATATCGGATGATCCAGCACAACATAAACAATCGCATGTGTTGGAATTAACATCAGGTCCTTATAAAGGATGTATAGTAGCATTACCAAACAATCGTGTACGTGTAACCAATCCTGCGCTATGGGCAGTTGGAGAAGGACCACCAGACTTTGTACCGTCACAGTGGGAACACTCCGCAGAACAACACGATAGTTATATGGACTGGGAAACAACATTTGATAACCTATATGAATGGGGAAAGAAAAAGAAATGAGTGAAGAAACTAAAAAATTTAAATATAAACGAAAACCAAATATTAAAGAAAAACTAGTTAGAAAATTTCACAAAGCAATCGGTAATGAAAATAAAATTACTAAAGCTATTGGTTTAGAAGAGGGAGAATTAGTTGACAAAACAGCCGAGGCATATAATGAAATTTTTGGTCGGGATATGTTTATGGAAAGAGCAAAAGAATTAGAAAAAGAAAGAACGAAAAAGAAAGATTCTAAAGCTAGTGGTGGTAAAGTTAAAAGTAAATTCTTTACTGGAGGAACAGTCAACCCATTATTTGGAGGAGAGTTCGATGACAGATAAAAACAAAAAACCAATGCTAACTGGTAGAATTGGAACCTTTAAAGGTAAGAAGTATGATGAAAAGCCAACTGATGCATATATAACAAAAGAAGATTTTAAAAAAGCTAAAGAAAAAGTTAAAAAAAGAAAAGGTAGTGGAGCATCTGGAGTTCCTATACGTTTAAAAGATATTACTGGTAGACCAGATCCAGCTAAGAAAAACTACATGGCTGGTGGTATGGTCAACCCATCATACGGAACTGACTTCGACGATAGGTAATTATGACAACTTCAGGCACAACAACATTCAATCTAGATATAGCTGACGTAATTGAAGAAGCTATGTCTATGTTAGGTGGCGAACAGACTCTAGGGTTTGAACCACTAGAGGCACGACGTACACTTAATCTTCTCCTTATCGATTGGATGAACCGTGGTATATTACTATGGAAACAAAACATTGCTACATTAGATATTACAAGCGGTACAGCTGAATATACATTACCCACTTCACTTATAGATATAACTGAATTAGTACATAGAACAGTTAGTGGTTCAACAACTACAGATTTAGCTTTAACAAGAATAACAATGGAATCTTATCAAAGAATCACAAACAAAACACAAACGGGTAGACCAACACAGTATGCTATAAACAGACTAAGAGATGCAGCAGAATTATATTTGTGGCCTACTCCAGATGCTACGACTACAGGTGGCACACCATTATTATCATACTTTAGTTTTAATAAAGTAGAAGATATAACCAAATCTAATCAAGATGCAGACATACCATTTAGATTCTTACCGTGCTTATCAACTGGTCTTGCCTATAAGATGTCTATCAAAAGACCAGGCATTACATCAGAACGAGCTAGTATGTTAAAACAGATGTATGAAGAAGAACTAACCTCAGCAATGTATGCTGATAAAGAAAGGGCTAGTCTTTTGATTAAGCCATCATTTAGGTTATAATGGCAAGAGGTAAGTATGCATACTTTATCTGTGACCGTTCAGGATTTAGATTTAAATATTCTGAAAGAGTCAGAGAGCCGACAGGATTAATTGTTGGAGCTTCGGAAACAGATGGTCGATATAATATTATAGATCATCCGCAGAACAAGACTCCAAGAATTGATGACAATGAAAACTTGAGGGATGCACGTCCAGAAGTCGTACTAGCTACAACTGGTGATGCTGGGTGGAGTCCTGATGATTCAACATTTACAAAGAGAGGTAACTAAAAATGGCCATTACACAAGCTGTATGTAATTCCTTTAAGTCAGAAGTTTTACAAGAAGGGCATCAGATTAAAACTGATACCTTAAAGATAGCTTTATTCACAAGTGTGGCTTCATTATCTGCGGGTACGGCTACGTACTCAACGTCTAATGAAGTTGTATCAAGTGGTGGATATGCTCCTGGTGGAGGCACACTAACTGGTGTGACTATTTCACTTGGCGCAACATCTGCTGCAGGTGGAACAGCAATTATTGATTTTGCTGATATATCTTTTACAAGTACAACATTCTCAGCTAGAGGAGCATTAATATATAATTCATCTAATAGTAATAAAGCTATTGCTGTTTTAGACTTTGGGTCTGATAAAGTATCGACTAACGGTACCTTTACAATTTCATTCCCAGCTGCTGCTGCTGCCACTGCTATTATCACACTTTCATAGTCGAGGTTAATCGTCTATGTCTGTGGTTACTAGTGGATACAGTAGAAATACTTGGAACTCAGGTGCATGGAACCGTAGTGTTGTAGATCAATCGGTTACTGTAACAGGAGTTTCTCTATCTACTGCTCTTCGTTCTGTAGAAGTAACTATTCCAGGCACGGCTTTTGTAACTAACGCAGGAATAAATTTATCTCTTCGTAATGTAACTACAGCAGCTAATGCTAACTTAACACTAACAAGATTAAGTATAGGGTTTAGTTTACGATCAGCAACTGTTGAAGTTATTAAAACACATAATGTTACAGGGGTAGCATTAGTAACTACACTTCGTAGTTCAACTATTACAAGTAGTCCAAAAGTTATTCCGTCCCAAGTCATCGGATCATTTAGTCTTGGAACTCCTTTTATTAAAGCAGGTATTGATGTTGATGTTACTGGAGTAACAAGTGAATTTGACACAGGTAACGAAAGCTCACAAGCTGGAGCTAACCCAGTAATATACAATGGTGGTAAAACATTTAAAGTAACAGTTGTAAGTGTAGGTGGTAGTAATAAATACTTTATAGATGGCAGACAACAGTATGGTTTAAATTTAGTCAAAGATCGTGCACTGTTTACCTTTGATCAATCTGATAGTTCTAATAGTGGACACCCTTTACGATTTTATTTAGATGAAGGTAGAACTATACCTTTTACAACAAATGTACAGACTATAGGAACTCCGGGTAATGCTGGGGCTTACACACAAATATTTGTTGCGAATGATGGTCCAACTACATTATACTATCAGTGTAGTATACACGCAGGCATGGGTGGAAAAACAAACTTCCAACCATTAATTAGAACGAGAGTTATTTCTCCAAATATTAATGGTGATGGTAACTTGGTACTAACAGGAGTTAGTGCTAAATTTAGAACAAGAGTTAGAGGTATCTGGACACCTAAAGTTTTTGGAGGAACAAACGAAACGTGGAAGGCTAAACGAATATGAGCATAACATACAATCAATTGATAAATAGAATTAAGACGACAAGTGAAGACACAAGCACAGAGTTTGTAGGAGACATACCAGCTTTTATTGAAAGAGCCGAAGGAAGGCTTACAAGAGAAATAGATTCATATGGTGTTGTACAGTATGCAACATCAAACATGGTTATTGGTGATCCATTTTTAACTAAACCATTAAACACATTAATAATTAAAAACTTAAATATTTTAAAGTCTAATGGCACACGAATTAATTTATTACAAAAGACTGATGAATATTTAAATGATTATTGGCCACAACGCACAAGTACGGGTGTGCCTCGTTATTATGCTAACTTTGGATTTGATAGGCTGTTAGTATCACCTACACCAGTATCGGCCTATGATTGTGAAATGTCTTATATTGTCCAACCAACAGCAGCTACTTCTGTGCATCAAGAGAATTTCTTTACACAATATTGTTCTAATGCATTGTTTTATGCTAGTATGAAGGAAGCCTGTATGTTTATGAAAAATTATACAGCTGCTCAAGTTTGGGAACAAGAATACCAACGAGCATTTACTGACTTACTAAATGAAGCCAGAAGAACAAGACAGGATGATATGAGAAATAATGCCTCACCAGCTGGAGGTGATAACACATTAGTAAAGGGAAGTAATTAATTATGCCAAGTAGTTATACAACAAGACTTAGATTAGAAAAACAAGCTGATGGAGAAAATGCGAATACCTGGGGTGATCGTCTTAACCAACAAGTAATTGACATGGTGGACGAAGCCGTAGGTGGTGTCGTCGTTGTCAGTACAACAGGAGCAACAACTTCATTAACAGCTAGTAACGGAGCAGCCGACCAATCTCGTAATGCCGTATTAAGAATTGAAGGAACATTAGGATCAAACTCAACTATAGTGATCCCTAGTGTTGAAAAATTATACGTTGTTGACAACCAAACAACAGGTGGCACACATACCGTTAAATTAAAAACAGCCGCAACAACAACAAATGTTATAGCCCCTCGTGGTGGTTCAAAGTTTATTTATTGTGATGGAACAAATGTACATAATGCTGTTGACCCAGTAGGTGTAAGTGCACTATCTACAGAAGGTGGTGCCGTTGGTCCTATTACAGTAGGTGGCACGGTATCGGCTACGGCAGTCGTAGCTACTCGTATGACTGCTACAAGTATTTCAAGTTCAATCACAGATACTACCAAATTATTTGCAACAACAGCTATATCCGTTAGTGCTGTTGATTCACTAGGTAAACAATTAAGAATTACAAAGTCGGCTGTAGCTGACATTGTTTCATTAACTGATGCATCAACAATCTCGGTAAACTTCAACAGTGGTCAAAACTTTGATGTTAGATTAGGTGGTAGTAGAAACTTAGGTGCTCCAACGAATGTGCAAAAAGGGCAGACCGGGTCTTTCTTTATTCGTCAGGACGGTACTGGATCACGAACGTTATCATTTAATGCTGCTTATGATTTTGTTGGGGGCACGGCTCCTACACTAACAACGACAGCTTCTGCCGTCGACCGTATTGACTACGTTGTGTTATCGAGTTCTAGTGTGCATATGGCGGCATCACTAGATGTTAAATAATACAAGAGGTATAAAT